ACAAAATCGGCGGCGTTACGTTCGAAGTTTCGCGCTTTAGAACTGTGATAATAAACAGACATACTGGAAAAGATCGAGCTTATAGAAACATATCAGGTAGAAATTGGGCTATGCTTGATAAGTTTTATAAGATGAGCGAGAATGAACGAGATGGGTATAGGGTTGATTAGCACAACCCGTACCCAAAAAAAACATAACTATAGAGATATGAATTATGACTTTAATATTAATTGCACTGGTAGTATTAACTTTCATTTCTGTTTATATGGCAGTAAACTCTTGTACGTTTATTGGCGGGATGTTAGCACCTATATTTGCTCTTATTGGTTTTATTGGTCTAGCGGTCTATGCGTTTCTTATATTCTCATATATTGCGGCTGAACATGAAGCTAAAATTATTAACAGGGAGTACGGGACAAACTATAGTCAGATTGAAGTATTCTATGCTAGAGGAGTAATTGAAACAATCCGTGAATTAGATAGAAAGCGTATAGAAGTCAATGGCGACTTAATTACCGGAAAGTAAATTTAAATATTAGAGGATTTATTAATGAATAAAGACAGATTGGTATTAGTGGTAATTCAGTTAATTATTGCAGCTATTGGATGTTACTTAATAGGCGATATTAAAATAACGATAGGAGTAATAGCCATATTATGGGCAAATAATTTTAACTACGTAAAAAAAGACAAAATAGAAGATAGCTGAGTAACATTTAGCAATGCTATAAATATGATACAATACCCGATATTCACAAAGTTTATCGGGTATTTCAGTGGCAGATCAAAGCGCATACCAAGAAACACAACTAGTTCAAGCGATGAAGCTGCGCAACCGCCCTGTACGGGCGATTATCAACGGTAGCGCGACTATTCGCAATAGTATCGAGAATAAAAACGGCGAGACTGAGCCGTCTATTGTTGAGTACATCAAGCAGGAAGATGGAGAGTCTAAACAGACGTATATTAACCGCCTACTTCGCACATACGTTACGCCGCTAGTAACTAACGCGGTCACTTCTGCTTCAGGCCAGATATTCAAAAACCCTATCACATACGACAAAGATCAAGACTTTCCAGATCGAATTCAGAACGCAATTGATAACGTAGATCTAATGGGATCAGACTTGAACGAATGGTGTATGTCTGCCACTGAAGAATCGCTGTCTTACGGCATGGCTATTGCGTTCGTAGACTTCAATAACCCTTCAGGATCTTCTAACCTATCGGAACAACAATCAACAGGTGCGCGTCCATTCCTTAAACTAGTCTCGTATTTCGACTTGCTAGGCTATAGCTTTGATAATCAGGGCCGTATTACTATGCTACGGTTTAGAGAAGAGGCATCAATTGAAGATGAGTTTCTAGGAGCTGACAGGGTAGAACAGGTTAGACGCATTACGCCGACTGGATATAAAGTTTACCGGAAAGATGAAAAAGGACAAGAACAACTTGCTGATAGCGGCGAGATAATCCGCTTTGACGAAAAAGGCAAACGAATTACCGACCGTGTGCCAATTGCTGTAATGTATGGCCGCAAACTAGGCGTTCTTAATTCCGCTTCAGTGTTTGAGGACTTGGCGTACATCAACTTGCAGCATACACAGGTCAACTCTGATTTAAGCTGGAACAGTCATTTTTATCTAATCCCGTTCCTGTTTGCTGTTCTTGGAAGCGATGCAGAGCCTCCTGAAGATGGAACTCCATTGGTTCCAAGGCTTGCAAGTTATGTAAACGTGACACTGCCTACAGGATCAACTCTTAACTGGGTTGAGACTAACGGCAACGCTTATAAAGCGGGTTCAGACTATCTAGCAAGTATTGAAAAACGCGCAGACATGTCCAAGATGGACAGCTCGGTTTCCGTGTCTTCAGGTACAAGAGAAACGGCAACAGGCAGAGCCTTAGACGCTAGCAGTACAAGCGCCAAGCTTAAGCTACACGCTGAAGCTGTAGAGTCATTCGCTAAGAATATCATTGAGATATTCGCTTCATACATTCCAGAAGTAACACTTCCTGATTTCACGGTCGAAGCGAACAAAGAGTTCGACTTAGTTACTGATAGCCAGATGGTTAAAGACCTATCACTAATGAACACATCTAAACAGCTATCTCTTGAAACTATGCTCAATGAGATGAAGCGCCGAGGCGTGTTAGGCGATAACGTAGACGTAACACAAGAGCTTGAGCGGATCAGCGAAGATATGGCCGCAGAAGGTATGATATAATATACACACAAACTAACTGATTATCAACAGGTAATCAACAACTGACCAACAGGACACAGTTGCTATGAGTATTGATTTTAACGATCCAGACGTAATTAAGGCCGCGCAAAGTGCAGGTTTTGTAGCTAAAACAGATATTGATTCTATCGTTGCAGAGCGCAACAGCGCACTAGAAGAGAATCGCAATAGTATCTTAGAACAGCTTAAAGATGTCAAGACTAAATATGATGGCGTAGACGTAGAGTCTTATAAAAAACTTAGCGATGATCCACGATTTAGTAAAGTTTTAACAGAAGGTTTTGACAACTACGAGCGCAGTTTAGGCGGTGAGCTACAAGAGCGATTAAGCGCACAACAAAGCGACTTTATGCTCAAAGAACAAGAGTTCTTGCAGAAACTTAAAGGTGCTGAAACTGAAGCGGAAAAACTGGTTAATAACCTTCGAGCTTCAGAGTTAAAGCGCAAACTGAATATGGCTATTGTTCACAATGAAATGGTTGATCCGCTGGCTATCGCTGAGATTGAACGCGATGCATTGGATGAGCTAGATCTGGATGAGAAAGGCAATATTATTGTTAAAGGTGCCGATGGTATCCCGAAACAAACCGCGGAAGGCCCGATGCGAGAAACAGATTGGCTAAAAGACATGATGTCTACTAAGCCTTATCGTTTCCGAGGCGCGAACGGCGGCGGTAATAGCAACATAACAGGTTTAACTGGTGCTGACTTGGAAAAGATGACACCAGCGGAAAAGATTCGGGCAGCACGTCAGGGTGGCTTGGGTAAATGATCGGATGGGGAGCAAACAGCTCCCCTCTATTAACGTGTAAAAACGACAATTAGAGGTGAGCTGACAATGGCAGCATTGACACTTTTTGAAGCTGCAAAGCTTCATTCGGGCGATGTATTTCGTCAGGGCGTAATTGAAACAATCGGCACATATGGTTCCGTGGTTTCTGTTATTCCATTTTTAGATATCAACGGTGCGGCGTATTCGTACAACCAAGAAGAAGCACTTCCGGGTGTCGCTTTCCGTGGTGTAAACGAATCGTTCACTCCCAACACTGGCGTAGTAAACCCACAGACTGAAACGCTTAAGATTTTCGGCGGTCAGATTGACGTTGATAAATTCATCGTTGCGACTCAGGGCGAAGATCAGCGCGACATGCAAGAACGTATGAAGATGAAGGCAATGGCGCTTGATTGGGGTAAAACCTTCATCAAGGGTGACTCTGCTTCCAACCCTCGTGAGTTCGATGGTCTTCAGGTTCGCTTGACTGGTAGCCAGTTGATTAATGCGGGTAGCACTTCAGGCGGTGATGCTTTATCATTGCTTAAACTTGATGAGCTGATTGATGCTGTAGATGACCCAACTCATCTATTCATGAACCGTACAATGAAACGCTTGCTTAGTGCATCGACTCGTAATACTGCGGTTTCTGGTTACATTACGCACACTGTTGATGAGTTCGGACGCCGTGTGATGATGTATAACGATTTGCCGATTGTGGTAGTAGATGAGGACGCATCACGCAACCAGATTCTACCGTTCACTGAATCTAATCCAGGCGGTGGTGCTGCTGCTTCAACTTCTATCTATTGCGCATCTATTGGCGATGGTCAGTTGATGGGCATTCAAAACGGCACTATGGACGCTAGCGACCTAGGTTTACTAGATGCGGGTAACGTGTACCGTACAGACGTTGAATGGTACAACGGTATCGTTCTTTTGGGTGATAAATCTGCGGCTCGTTTGCAGGGTATCAAAAACGCTGCGGTTACAGCATAATAGGAGTATTGAATAATGTCTAAAGGTATCTATGATGCGGAATCAACAGTCGTTTTACGCGCTGCCGATTCTGCTGCGGTAACTAGCACAGAGACTGGTACAGCTCAGGTTTTCACTTGGGATGCAACGCCAGGCTTTGCAGTAGTGCTAAACGTTAGTGCTGTTAAAACTTCAGCTACAGATGAAGCTTACAATCTGTCTATCGAGTCTCTTGATGAAGCAGGTTCTAATGCTGTAGTTCAGCTTGCGGCTCCAACGATTGCGGAAGCGGGCGAGTATCGTTTCTTGATTGATGGCCAAACCGCTGCTAAACTTGATGCAGATGCTGCACAGATTCGTGCTGTAATGACGCTTGCTGGTACTTCACCATCCATCACTTACAGCTGCGTTATCAACCCAGCGTTTGGTGTTGGTGGTCGTCCGTAGTATCTGTTTGTGTTAATATAAGGGTCACATTGTGGCCCTTTTGTTTATTTGGAGAATGACAAATGTCTGATTTATATTATAAAGACGGTACTAAGATCAAAGTACTGTATGAAGTTGACCGTAAAGAGTTGCTCGCAACGGGCGAATATTTTGAAGAAAAACCTGTTAATGAAGCGCCAAAGACTAAGCGCGGACCAAAGCCTAAACCAGAATCAGAGCCTGAGCTTGTAGAATAGCGACTCGCAAGCCATGGTATAATATCCATTAGATTGCAAATAATCAAAGGTTTATATCATGGCTATTCAAATAAGTTCAGGATCAACAGATGTCAGCTCGACAGTAACTATTTCAGAGCCTGATATTAATCCAAACTTTCCCCGCGTCACTGTAGCGATTAGCTACTACGATGATGCAACGCTAGATACTCCATCCGCTTCACCTGTTGGTGATTTCGCTGTTGAAGGCATAACGCAAGGCGGTCAGTCTTACACTGCTTTTGCTAACTCTCCTATTGATGCTTCAGTAAGCGGAACTTTTGCCTCTGCTGCATCGCCACTAAAAGAGATTAGAGTCACCCCGTCAGGTGTGAGTGGAACGTCTTACTATCAAGTAACTGTTACGTCGAACAGGTCTTAATATGGATACGTTTGATCCTGCATTTGACATAGCGCATGAAAACGGTGTATATCCGCCTGCTTTTGATTTAGCGGGATTTCCGCCATCGCCTGATACTGATAGATACTTCACAACGATAGGCGCTACCCTTAGTCAGTATTATTCCATTCCGTCTGTAACAGTTGATAGAATAGTAATGGACGTTTATTCACCTACTGGCGCCACAACTGGCCTTCCTACGGGCGCGCCTACCCCCACCGCTAATAAATACGAAACATTAGATTTTGTATATTCTGGAACTATCAATGAGATTGGTAGAAATGGAGCTACGTATGTCCCCGATGGTACGATCATTGCTAATGTCAATCTGTATTTAAGCGGCACGTTGATTCACAGTTATGCGATAGACGAAGATCTAAGCTCTACTACGACTATTTTTGATTCAGTCGGTAGTAATAACGGGACGGCAGTTAATATAGCAGAGTCTCAGTTGTTTACTGAAGTTGATGATGGGTGGGAAGGGGTTAACCAAAGCCTGTTCTCGCAAACCACTATTCTAGGTGATATCGCAGACCCTGAATTTTCTCCAAGTGTTTTTAATGCTGTAATAGGTACCAGATACAGAGTCTCCGCGACTGTGTTGTCATATGTTGGTAGCTCTGATTGTGGCTGGGCGCAAGGGGGAGTACCAAGTGCACCTCCTTTCAGGAACTCGGGTCTAATACAGGGAGATATAGTAGGTGGTGATTATGTCGCAACAGGGAGTAGCAAGCTTTTCGGAAGAGCTTTGTCTATTTGTCAATTCGACAACATAACAGTCAAAGAGTTCCTAGAGGTAGCGCCATGATAATCTGTGCACTGTATCCAACACCTGAAACTATAGAGCCTGGCAGCCCTGTTGAGAGTCTACTACAGCGGTTTCCTACACCAGCTAAGCATGACGGGTTTAATATCCTGTTCGCTCAGACTATTGAAGAGCTTACTAATGGCGCTATGTCCGAGCCTGAGCATATCGTACTCGAAGAGTCTTTCGTTGATGAAGAAGGTGCGATACTAGAAGATGATTTCTTAGCGTGGGAAATGGCTAAATTATTAGTAAGGCCGGATCGTCCAGTGATCTACGGGCAACTAACTAATTTCTCTACGCTGTATAACCACCCTGCATATCGTTTGTACTGCGGTAGATACGAGTCATATGATCAGCAATTTACAGATGATCTAGCGTATATGACTAATATGATCTCAGTTGGTATGCCTGAAGCGCTAGACGACTGGGCTGATTCTATAGAAGGCAAAACCTCAGAAGAGCTAAAGGATATTATGCTCGCGCTAATCACTGCCTACAGCGCGCCGTCACCATAAGTCTATGGGAGTATTGGCATGAATAATGCTAGGGATTTGGACTTGTCCGCGATACTGGGTATTGTGGAGACTGAAAGCGGCAAGGGGTTCATGCTCCGGCTGCTGAAAGAAGCGGGGAGGACACCTCAAACTTCGATAACAGGTGTTCGGCATTGATGATCATTTCTTCATGATGTTCAACATATGAGACTGTTGACCAAATAATGAATGAGTTTAATATAAAAGTCATTCACAGCCATGATCTAAAAACAGACGGGATGTCAAAATGGGATACTAATCGAAAGACTTGTACTATATATTTAAAGAATCCTCCTGTTTGTGAATTGCATGAATATTTGCATTGTCGTTATGATCAATGACACTCACTAGATAATCCGAACGGCGAATACTGAGAAATGAGGTTATACAAATGAGTTTTGGTCCAGCATTTGGGGCGGGTTCTGGTTTATCCATGCCTATTGATGAAATATACAACGGCGGATTATTTGATTATAATGATCTATCGACTTCTACAACTCCGATTTCGGTTACTGGAGGCGCTGAATCTGTCACGATAACAAATGATGGACTAGGACAATATACAAACAAAACATATAAACCAGAAGGTTTTTCTGATATTTGGAATTCATCAACTAATAAATTTGATTGGTCTGATTTGTCGTTAGGTGACATGATTGATATACGCATTGATATTAAGGTGACAACTACATCACCAAATCAGGATGTTAATGTTTATTTGGTATTGGCTTCAGGCGATATTAATGAATATACAATTCCGTTCTTTAAAGGTTCATTTAAAAACGCTGGCGTTCATGATATAAATAGATTTAATGGTATATATATGGGTGATGATGCTACTTTGTCAAATCCGTCTGAATTTGTTATTGCATCGGATGATGATTGTACCGTACTTGTTAGGGGTTGGTACGTTAAAGTAATTAATCGAGGTTAATGTTCAAAATGTCAGATCAAGCACTGCTCGAAAGGATGCAGAAACAAATGGATAGAATGGCTGATAAGGTCGATGAGAGATCGGAAGAGCGTC